CCAACCAACCTTTACCGTATATATTGAAAGAAGGAATAGCTCTATAAAATACTTCTTTAGCGTTTGTGTACTTATTAATAAGTTCTTTTGAATCTATAGCTTTTACTGCTGTAAGTGTTTTAGGACCTATAGCGCCGTCTGCTGGTACACCTACAACTGTTTGTAATGTCTTTATAGCTCGTCCGGCCCCTGCGTTGATAGCAAAATCAAAAGCAAGATAGTCAACGCCGCTGGGTAAATCATTTCCATGTACTGCATCCCAATACCTACGTTTATAAAATGGAGCTACCTTATCAGGTGTTAGAGCTTTCATATCTGCAGTGCTAACTTTATGCCCTACATACGCTTCCCACACTGCTTGAGTTACGCCTAAATTAGTACAGCCTTTTCTACCATCAGGCAGTCTATTACCATTATCTCTAGGGTCGTCTTGAAAACCACCTTCACTTTTAAGGATATGATCTAGTGAAGATTTAAAATTAGTTTCCATATTACTCGTACATTACGTTAATAGAGCCACCGTTAAAGGTATCAGCTCCTGTTGACATACGCAGTTGTAATTGGCTTATATCTCCAGAAAAAGTTTTATAACCTGTTGTAAGGGCGGCGGAACCACTTGTACCATACCAAACCTGCCCAGCTATGGTATATAAATAACCTTCCAATCTTGTTATAACTAGCTGCCCTGAATATACGTTTGAACTACCACCAGCATTTGCTAAATCCCAAGAAGTTGTTGCACTTAGAGTACTGGTGACTGAACTAGCTCCTATAGCATTATTTGTAGAGCTATATCCTGTCGCTTCATAACTTCCTGCTCCAGCTCTTATGGCTGGCAGCCCAGTAGAAACAGTAGTAACGGCAGTTAAAAGCACGGTTATTCTTTTCGCCCAACTAGGAATACCTGTAAATGATACCGTTGCGCCTGACGCAGTTTGTGCTGTTTTTGAAGTTAATACACTAGAGGCCATTGTATTCATGACCGCGCCAGATATGGTAGGGGATACTATATTAGGGGATACTATAGTAGGTGAAGTACCAAATACAGCACTGCCAGAGCCTGTCTCATTAGTAAGAGCAGTTGCTAGTTGAGCTGAAGTAAAAGAACCTAGAGAACTAGCATTACCAACAGAAGTTACAGCACCTGTAAGATTAGCATTAGTAGTAACAGTAGTAGCGTTTGTAGCGTTTGTAGCAGTTGCTGAATTACCTGTAAATCCTGAAGAAGTAAACTGTCCAACGGTACTTGCATTACATCTTACATTCATTACACCATCAGATGCCCAAGAAATACCTGTGTCTTGACCACCATCAGAAGCAAACATTACACCACCATCTGCCAATAAAACCGTACTACTAAATGTTTTACTTCCACCAATAGTTTGAGTTCCAGTTGTATATACCCCATTAGTCACATAACCAGCAGTTAAGCCAGAAGCAGTTCCAGTGATATTAGTACCTACAAGAGCCGATGGAGTTCCAAGAGCAGGGGTTACTAAAGTAGGTGAGGTTGCAAATACAGCACTGCCAGAGCCTGTCTCATCTGTAAGAGCTGTAGCGAGGTTAGCTGAAGTAAAAGACCCTAAAGAAGCAGCATTGCCTACAGAAGTTACCATACCAGTTAAGTTAGCATTAGTAACAACAGTAGTTGCATTACCCACAGAAGTAACTGCACCAGTAAGATTAGCGTTAGTAGTAACCGTAGCCGCATTCCCTCCAATAGAAAGCCCTGCAGCCGTACCAGTAATATTAGTACCTACAAGAACCGTTGGCGTACCTAAATTTGGTGCAGTTAATGTTTTATTAGTTAAAGTCTGAGTGCCTGTTAATGTTGCAACTGTAGAATCAATACTTACAGTGTTTGTAGCCCCTACTGTTGCTATAGAAATCCCTGTACCAGCTGCTACAGCAGTTTGATTAACAGCTAAGTTAAAATTAGTTCCATCACAATAGACTATACTAGTAGCACCATTTGATATCGAGACACTTGAGCCAGTAGCCGCTTTAATATTAATAGCAAAGCCACCAGTGGTGTTATTCTTTATAGTATAAGTTTTTGCAACAAGTGGCGCTATAATATCCCTAGCTGCGGTATTAGTACCACTAACAACTAAAACTGCTTTCCGAGCTTCATCTGATACACCATTAAAATTAGATAATGTATAGTTAACATCAAACATTGTTATATCTTGAACACCTACAATAGACTGCTCTAAAAGAGTACCTAAGTTAGTATTAGTAGTGGTGCCCCAAGTACCAGACTGTTCTCCAGAACCAATTAATTCTAGACGTAATGAGGGACTATATGTACTTGGCATCTTTTTATCCTTTATTAATTGTTAACAACATGATGTAACATTATCGTTTACATCAGTCCAAATTGTAGTTTGAGTATTATTAATGTTACCCCATGTTGTAGCTTGGTCATCATATATAGGCGACCATCCTATTTTTGCAGGGATTAATTTACCACTTGATTCAGCAAACGCTAATTCAGCAAAGCTTTCTGTACTATATGTTTGTGGTTGATAAGACTGCTGGTCATTATCTATCTTAATCCATCCAGCGGCACACTGACAGTCTGTTAACACAACTTGCTCTAAACAACTAGGTTTAAATTGAGCTAAAACTGATTCAACAGAAGATAGGCTTAAAGACTCTACACTTACGCCTACAAACCCTACCTGTACAGCATTTACATCTGTTAAAGTAATGCTCTCAACTTGAGAAACACTATACTGAAACCCGCCAACTTGTATCTCAGTTAAAGTTTGACTATCGGTTTGTGTTGCTACAAAAGCAGCAATTACATCTTCTAATGTACTTAGTGTTACAGCACTACTGTTTTCAGTTACAGGAAAATCTTGTACAGCCGTCTCTACATTACTTAATGTTTGAGTTTCAGTTAAGCTTCCTATGAACGCTGCAAGTACATCAGTTGTGTCTGTTAAAGTCTGAGTGTTAACCTGTGTCCCTACAAACTGAGCAGAGCTTGTTTGAATATCTGTTAAAGATATAGTCTCGCTAACACTATCGACATAATCAATAATACCTAATCCAGCAAATGTAGACTGCGCAAACGAGGTTATAGCAAACATTACTTACTTATCCCACAGTTATTATCCACCACAAACTTTCGGCATAGTATAGCATACTGTGCTATTTGGTCTGCTCTATATGCTTCAGACTTGAGAAAGCTTGTAAGTTCGTCTGAAAGTTCGTGTCTATCTTCAGTGGCTCCAGCAGTGGGGTTGGTATTATCACCTTTTGTTGCGGTGCAACTACTACCTTTCCTGCTGTTGTCGTACATGCGCACAGACTTAAAACTATCGTGCTGGCTATTAATTGCATTGATTGCTGAGACATTAGCGTCCTCCAGTTCTTTATTAAGCTTCAAGGCTTCTGTATGGGCCTTATCCGCTTCTTCAGTTAGAGTCGCTAGTTGTATGTCAGCTTCTCGGTTCATAGTAGAGATGCTCTCTGCCATCTCTCTAATTTCTGCTTGTGATACTTTATAAGCAAAACCATATCCAGAGGCAAAACTCGCAACAATAATACCAACGAATAAGTATGGCATTAGTCTTTTAGTATCACACCTAAGCCACCAGCAACCCCGCCAGCGAGTAGTAATAATTGGTCTACAGGTTTACCTAGGAAAACAAATACACTTCCTATTACAGCAGTTGCAACCCATATGATACCTCGTTTAGTAGAGGCTTCAGACCATTCTATTTTCATTCTACTACTTCTTCTTTTGGTAATGCCTCAACTTGTGGTATTGCTTGAGCTTTAATCTTTTCCACTAACTCTGCTACTTGAGCATAAGGTGCTTGACCTAATGCTTGTAGGATAAGGTTAATTTCTTGTACGCTTAAGTTTAAATCAATCATTTTTATACAATCCAAGGTAAAGGTGGTGTTACGATTGTTGGATTTATTTGTGCTTCAATTTGAGCTGCTACGTTTGCTTCATATGATGCTACTTGCTCTGCGCCTAATGCTGCTTTAGCCCAAGCAACTACTTTATCTAAAGTTAAGTCAGCATAAAGCACATAATTAGATTTAGCAGGGTCAACTTCAAAAGACGCTGTGCCGTACACTGAGCCTGTGTAAGTGCCGTCTGTAGCCGATAGAGTCCAGTGGCTTGTTACCACATAATCAAGCATACCGTTTACATCAGGTTTGCAGTTCATCGCTACGATATTCCAAGTGTTTGTAATCATTTTATAATCCTGCTTTAGTTAGTCTTGCTGTTAAGGCTTCGATGAGGGTTTGTTGCTCTTGGATTGCTTTGATAAGTCGAGCATCGTTTTTATTCATATCGCTTAAAGTCAACATCCCATCAGTCCGTTCTCCAACTAAATCTGGGTATATCTCTTGGACTTCTTGAGCAATAAAACCTATTTGATGCCCACCACCTTCCGATTCAATAAAGTCAAATTCAACAGGTCTTAAAGCAAGTATGTTGTTTAACTGAGATGGTAAATCAGTTATGTTTTCCTTAAGCCTACTGTCAGAAAACGACCCAAAAGCCGCTGCATTTACACCATTAGCGTTTATTTGCCCTTGACCAGCAGCGTAATTTCCTATTGCAAAACGAACTAACACTTGTGATGTTGTTGAATTATTATCAAATTTACTTAAATATAGTGCTGGATAACTTACATCACCAGCCGTCTTAGATTGACCTTGAATTACCCCATTTGTGTAGGTTGCATTAAGATCACCTGAAACTAACATTTTTGATGATGCACTTGGAAAAGTTGTAGCCCCCACCAACACGTTGCCGGAGGAGTCGATACGCATGCGTTCACCGTCAACCCCTCCAAATGTATAACCAGTAGCTGATGTTTGATTTCCGTAAAAAGCTAGAAGACCTGTACTTGTTGACCTACCAATATCATAAGAATATCCTGTATTGTTATGTCCTAGCCGTAATTGATAAGGTGCAGTATTAGTTCCTTCAATAAGACTAAGTCTAATATTAGCTGCTGGTGCTGTAGTCCCAATCCCCACGTTGCCGGAGGAGTCGATGCGCATGCGTTCTGCGCCAGCTTGTTGCCATATAAAAGCATTATAGGGGGATGCTTGAGTTGCATTTTGGATAAATGTTCCAGAACTATTATCCCTGCCTATATCAAATCCGTTAGAGGTAGAACCAAACCTGATAACCGCTTGACCTTGCCCTAAATGAAGTAAAGTGGCAGGAATACTCGTCCCAATCCCCACGTTGCCGGAGGAGTCGATGCGCATGCGTTCTGTGCCATTAGCACTTACACCAGTAAAGAACTGCATGTTTCCACCAGCACCAGCATCCCTTGCAAATTTAATGGCTGCCAAATCTACATAAGTTGTAGAATAATCCATACCCAATGAAAACTGAGGCGTTCCTGCACCTGCACCTGTAACTCCACTTTTTGCAATGGTGATAAAATTTGGATCTGATGTCCCACCAAACCACTGAGTTAAATTGGCTGTACTTGTCGATGAGTAGATTCCCAGTTTTGCGTTCGGTGCTGTAGTCCCAATCCCCACGTTGCCGGAGGAGTCGATGCGCATGCGTTCAACTGCTGCAGTAGTAGCAAAATTACTAGATGTAGAAAAACTTAAACCAAATCCTGTTGTAGCCCCTATTCTAAAACCAGATATATTTGCCGCCTCTGGAGTTTGAGCAGCGTTATACCATGTTATTTTATTGCCGTTATCACCTGTATTAAAGATATTATCTAATCTAAGTGTTTCAGTGATAGCTGAAGTATTTACAGCAATGTGTTCTTTAGCCTGTGGACTACTAGTCCCAATCCCCACGTTGCCGGAAGCGTCTTTGTATATCTGGTTTGTACCTATGGCAACTACGCCTGTGGAGCCTGTGAGTGTGCCTGTGTAGGCTAAGGTAGTAAAAGCACCTGTAGTTGCAGTAGTAGCGCCAACTGTTCCGTTAATATTGATTGACGCAGTGCCAGTCAAATTAGTAACTACACCTGAAGCAGGGGTTCCTAACCCTATAGCGTTACCGGAAGCATCTTTCCACAAGCCTTTTGAAGAAGGGTAGGTTACAAATACGTCTTTAATACCAGCAGTAAATGCTACTAACGAACCCGCATTGGAAGAGGATAAAACTGTGGTACGAGCAAGCGTAGTTCCTGAAGCCGTATAAGTTCCAATACCAACTTCCCAGTTAGCGCCACCTTGATCTGCTATACAGTAATACGTAGTGTTAGCGTTACCTACAACAGCAAAAGACTGAAAACCTGTAGTTGCGCCTAATAGAGTCGCCGTACCTGTACCCGTTACAGTAGTTGTCTCTTTTACTCTGTCTTGTAATGCGAGCGCCATTATATATTACTCCAAGGTTCACGGGTCCAAGTATAACCCTTATGAGATTTACGTTCCCCGTTAATACATTTAATTATATTTGAGTGTTGTAGCCCAGCTTTTAGCATTTCTTTTTTTCCTATGTATTTGACTACTTCGCCTGTGATGGTATTAGTTCCCACCCAAACCCAAGTGCGCCTAGCTGTATTACCAGTGGCGTAGCTGTTACCTTTAAATAAAGCACTTGCGGTAGCTTTTTGTTTTTCCGATGAGGGTAGTCCTTGCCGCCATTTATTACCTTTATGGAGGGCGCTTATTTTAGCTTTAAATTCTTCAGAATGGATAGGTCCAACCTCAAGTCCTTTATTCCAAGGGACCTGTCCAATATGACCAAGTCTATTAGTTTCAATGTGCTCTGCTGTAGCTTTAGCTCCTTTGTTCCAAGGGATTTGCCCTATATGGGCTAACCTATTAGTTTCAATGTGCTCTGCTGTAGCTTTAGCTCCTTTGTTCCAAGCAGGTAACCCTGAAACACCTTCCCCACCATCAGTTAAATTACAAAGGTTTTCACCTTGCAGACGATAGTAACTTATTAAATCAATTTCGTGTGCAAAAGCTTCTTGTTCTGTTAACCATTCAGCTAAAATCTTAACAGTTGGTTTACCATACTTAGCAACTACTTTACACCAATGATTATTTCTACGCTGCATATAATGTGCTCTACGAGCACTATTCCCCTTACCTATATAAAATAAGCGCCCTTCAGGGGTGTAGTGGGCATAAGTACAAAACATATATTTTAAATTATGATGCAGTTGCGCTATAGCTGACACTAAGCGTATCGCCTGACGTTACAGTTTTAGACCCTGCAGTAAAGTCACCTGCGCTAAACAACACACCTGTTGTACTATCAATAGTAGCTGAACCACCTAGGTTAATAAAACATCCAGCAACTGTACCAGAGCCTGTCATTGTAAATACAACAACGGATGAAGTAGATTTAACTCCCGCAGCTGCTGCGCCAAAGACTGGTGTTTTACGAGTACCAGAATAGGTTGGGGCGTTTGCAAGTCCTACTTCTAACCATGTATGCGATGCTTGAGTATCAGTTACAAGAGCAGTGCCTGTACCTTTAAGGCCCATAACAACAGCGCCTACAGCAACGTTACCTAACATAGTATCCATAGTAGAGTTCTTACCGACAGTAGTAACTAAGTTACCAATCACATCAACCCATTTAAGAACACCAAATTTGTCATGGCATACTGCTTCATAAGTACCGTGTAAACTCATAGACTCTTCATAACTTGCGCCTCTATCTACAGAAGCTGAGCAACTATCACCTACATTTGTTTTTTCATTATGCATTTTAATTCCTTAAGATATTCGTATAACAGCTGTTGTAGCTGTAGCTGGTGGGAAGGTGACTGTAAATGTACCTGATGCAGTCTTGTCTGAACCAAAGTCTAAAACAGCTACAGCGGCATTAGTTGTACTATTATATATTAAAGCTCCACGAGATAGGAAGCTAGATGCTGACCATGAGACGTTATTAAATGATATGTAAGCTGTTGAGCCTGAACTAGCAGGTGCTATAGGTGTTAATACATTGCCCCCTGCGACATATCCTGTCCCAACTACTTCATTTAAAGTTGTATAAACTAAAGTTGCCGCATTGAGGTCCGCATTAGCTGTATATAAAGCTATCTTATATACATAGGGTGTACCAACAGCAAAGTTCTCTAAGCCACTTAGCAGTTTTTGTTTAAAAATAGTAGTCTGACCTTGAACTATCATAATTGTACCTCAAATTTATTTCCTTTTATTATATTTTCAGTAGCAGGGATTACTTGCATATTAAAAGGCGTATGCAACCCACTAACAAGTTCACCTTGTAAAGGTATAATATGATCCACATGCCACTTTACACCTGTCAACTTTGTACGTAATAAGGCTAGTGCATGTATTTCTCGAATCATCCATTTATCTGTTTCAGTTGCCCAAGAAGAAATTCGTTGTAGTTTACAGGCTCGTCTTTTAGCAGTTTGTGCATTTATATTATCTATGTTTTTTAATTTAGTTCTCTTACTAGTAATAGCAACTTTATCTTTATTATTCTCTCGCCATATAGCTTGTGTTAGTTGTATTTCTTTTCTATTCTTTTCTCGATATACTTTATCGCTTTTTACTTTATGTTCTTTTTCTTTCAATCCCATCTGTATAGCTAATTTTTTATCTTCGTAATAGCATTGACTACATTTAGATAATCTATATGGGTATTTAGCTTTTTTCATAAGTCTAAACAACTCATCAGCTTTTTCTATTAAACACTGTCTACATATTTTCATAAGTTAGTATACGGCAACTTTATTTGATTATTCCTGTAAGAGTCACCCCTTAATAGTCCATCACCAAGACGTTTCAGTTGACCTAGGGCTTCTTGATACTTTTGTTCATAGTATCCTACCATATCTGCTTCACCTTTCATAAAGATCATAGCTTCACGCATAGCGCCGTATAACAATACAGGATCATAATTATCACCTAACCAAGTGGTACCTGATGCGTTTGATATTGAGGTTACAGTTAAAGTAAACCCAGAGCCTATAGGCCCTAATGCACCCGTATAAATAGATAATACATCCCCAACAGCATACAATGAACCATTATTAACAAACGATACTGATGTAACAATCCCTCCTGTTACAATAATATTTGCCGCAGCATAGAAGCCGTTACCATCAGATAAAGGAACATTATAATACACACCACTAGTATAACCTGCTCCACCAGACGTTATGCTTGAGCCACTAATCACCCCTTGAACAATGGTAACTGGGTAGTAGTAATAATGAAGCTCAACAGAATAACTTGCATCAGGAGTGGGCGCAACTAAAAGAGATAGCTCATTTTTATAGGATAGTTGTGATCCAAATATAGCATAATATTTAGGCAAAGATGTGGCAGTGGGCGATGGATACGCTTCCCTAATAAAGCTAACATCTTTATCTATAAGGTAACTATATATACCCGCCGTGCTCACTGCAGCCAATGAGTAAACAGATAAGAAATCATCAGGACATGACAGATAAGGATTTGCCACTGTAACATTACCCGTTACATTCTTTCTTAGTACTGGGATTTGAACACTGTTATATATCCTACTTTCCGCCTGTTGAATAAACGTAGGTATATTAGCCACGAACATGTTTTCAGTGTTCTCAGCATAATCTTGAATTGTCTGCCGCAGTGCTAAGTAATTCATTGATTACGCCATTGGACCACGGGCGATGGTTCCTTTTACAGCAGCGCCGTTACCACGAGTTTTTACACCAGTAGTTTTAATGTCCTTTTGAGGATAACCTGAAGTATTAGCTGCAGGTGCTGGTTTAATTTGTGGGTACTTATCAGATAAAATAGTCATATCATTCTCTATGTTGTAGTTACTGAACTAACTTGCCCTACTGCAATTAGAGCATTAGGTGTTAAACTTGCGTCAAACTGTGAAGCTCCACCAACAGGTGCCCAGCCCCACTGGAAAATTCTTGAACCCCCAGCTCCGTAGTTATTAATGTCTAAACCCGATACATCATAACTTGTGTCTCTACGTGGATTACGTAGCGCCTGTGGATCAAAAACGGGCCTCATCCCAATTTGCAACTGAGGTTGATCAGGGGACCAGCAACTGTCACACGCCAGTATATTAGTTATCTTAGTCTTTATAGTAAGTGGGCGCAACCTTTTAAGTAAGTACTCCATACCACAAACATCACAGGTTCCAAGTGCTATTTTGCCACGAGCGTACTTAGAGCTCATTATCGTACCTTTCCACGAGTTTTACCACGTTGAGCACAACCATCACCGCGAGAAGAAGCTGTTTTTACTGGGAGCTTTTTACTTGTTACTACACCACCCTTTTTAAAAGGTTCGTAATTTCCAGTTTCTTTGTTTAACATTTCTACATTAGAAGATTTAACAGCTCGTCCACTAGGAACTTTAGCTATAGCAGTTCTAATATTATGTGTCCCTTCATTGTTTTTCCAATCTCTTCCAAAATGACCTTTGCTATCTCCTTCGCTCCACCACTTTTTACCTTCAGCATATTTATTAGCTGGGTTGGCTTCAAAGTATCCAGACTTTTGAGCAGCTTCTCTTTCAGCTGTAGATATATTTCTATAGGCATGTGTCACATCGCCAGCTTTAGAGGGAGCTCGGCCTTCTATTAATGAAGATTTTCCTACAGGGGTGTTAACAATTTTATTAACAACTTTTGGCCCTAGTAATTTATTACCAATAGCACTTATACCTCGACTTACCGCTTTTCCTCCCACACCCCCAAGTAAATATTCTTCAGGGTATACAGGCTCAATAGGCTTATCTTCAGACCCAGTATATTCACTAGCACTCCATTTTTTAGGCATTAAATAAACGCCATCCTAGGTACCATTCTCACAGGTGCCTTTTCTCTATTCTCATCTGCAGCTAACTGAAACTGCTCATCATATACTGCTTTAAGTGCTTGTGCTCTACCTAAGTCCATACCCGGAAGCTTCATAGATAGGTAATAAGCTAAACCAGCTACAAGCGCAGGTAAGAAGAGATAAGGTATATCTTGCGTGTTGATACCGTTACCAGCGTCTTGCATTCTTCTTAAGCGCCAGTACACAAATGTATATTGGGAATCAGGAGCTTGCGGTGTAGGCCACACATTGATCGTTGGACTAGCTACACCTGTAGGAGTTGTTGCTCCTGATTGTCTGTTTATCCACACTTGGATAGGTTTACCTAGCGCATTCTTATTAGGGATTGTCGAGTAAGTAGAACCTGAAATTCTTGATATAGTTATATCAGATTGGTTTTGACCTGAACCTGTACGTATTACATGGTCTAATAAGTCAACGGTGTCTACAGGCAGTGGGTATACCGCAACACCTGTGTTAAGCACAATCTGTCCTTGCTCCACAGTCCAGAGGTTTATACCTTTATTTCCCCACTCTATTAGGAGTAAGTTAAGAGAACGTCTGGCTGTCTTAAAGTCATAACCACTACGAAGTTCAGAGCCCGCACGTTCAAAGGCTTCTTCAATTATTTCTGAGAGGTCTATATTAAATAGTGCAGTTCCAGTAGTGGTCATTTCTTAGCCCGTTTGTTTTTAGTAAGAGGAGGAAAGCTTTTAGCTACTCCCCCTTTCTTGTACATCTCTACAGCATTAGGATCGTCCTTACGGATAATCTTCTTACCTTTAGGCATCTTAGAATCACATATTGCCCCCATTCCACGGCTAGGTCGCATATCTATTCTCCAATGCTTTTAAATATGCAGCATCTATTTTGTCTTGCCAGTTTTTATTATACCATCTAGATACAGTACTAAGAGGTCTATCTACATAATTACAATATTCGTGAATACTTTTAAATACTACGCCACATGTAATTATCTGCTTCATCTGCAAACATGCCGCATCTCTTTGTTTTTCTTTTGAATTGGGTTTTTCCCAATGTTTTAACATAGCTTCTGACTGTTTAATCTTAGTCACTTCACTTGCTAATTTTCCTTTACGGTTTGTATTTCCAATTTTTAAAACCCTTATTTTCTCTTTAGTTTCTTCAGAATGGTTTCTTCCTAACCAAGTCCCAACTCGTCCCGTTAGTGCAGTGCTTAATTTTAATTTATGTTCAGGGCTTAATTTTCTCCCACTAACTCCTTCACCCCCGGGGGTTAAATTGGTTAGAGGCAATCCCATTCTATTTAGACACTTTATTAAACCTATTTCTAATTTAAAAGCAATTTCTTCTGATGAGCATTCAATAAATGCAACCTCTATATTATCTTTACCATACTTTTTTATAACTCTAGAATGATAGATATTATGACTATTTGCGTCTAATCTTTTAGCGCGTATTAACTTTCCCTTACCAACATAAAAAGGTATATTGTCAGGTTTTAATTGTATATACGCGCCAAAATTACTCATTAGCAGATTCTACCACGAGTTTTACCACGTTGAGCAATACCATCAATCTTAGACTTAACAGAGCCACCTGATTTAAAAGCAGAACTAAGTTTATTTGCCATTGGTCTTTGTAAGTCAGCGTTACGCATTTCATCCATTGCTGGGTTTGATGCTACAGCAGGTTTTACCATAGGCATTACGGGTCTTGCTACAGCCATAGGACGGTCATCTCTTTTAGAAAGCATTTCACTTTCAATATCAGCTCGTCTAATAGCGTCAGCAGCTTGTTGGCGTTTTACTTTATTATCGTCTTTACCTTCTTTCTTTTTAGTAGCCATTAGACGAATTTCCCTTTTGTTTTACCTTTAGTTGCAACGCCGTCAGCAGCTTTTACAAAACCACCAGCTCTATAACATTTACCACCAGCTTTCATCTTTTTCATTGGCTCAGATTTTTCACCTTTAGCATATTGCATAGGAGTGATCTTACCAGACTTAATAGCTTTAGCTTCTTTCAGCTCTTCTTTAACTGATTCTTTGCCTTTAAACATTTTCTTTAGATCAACTTTTTTAGCTGCCATTTTACCGCCCTCGTTAAATTTCTTACCTTTGTCGGCAGCGGCAAACTCTTTACCAACTGCTTGCGGAACACCCGCTTTTTTAGCAAATTTAGGACTGTGAGCTATTGCCCGCATAAAATCTGCTTGTTTCTTTGATTTACTTGGCACCGCACTTCCACCTTTTTAACGAAGCTGCTTTACGTGTAGGTTTGCCGTTCTCGTCTTTCATAGGGCCGGGAGATGCTCCCATACGTGCACAAAATGATTTCTTTCTTGGACCGCCTTCTGGTTGAGGAGCTTTTAAGTTAGAGCCTGTAGCGTTGTTATACTTAGCTCTACCCTTAGCTGTTAACCCTGCGCCCTTAGACACAGGTAACTTTTCCCCTCTACCAACTGATAAGACTGGAGCTTTTTTAGTAGTCATTAGTGTTTAATCATATCAATAACCCAAGTAACAAATGTAGCTACAGATGCACCGATACCGCCGACTACTAGTAATAACTTCCATCCACCTTTAGCTTCAGATAAAGTCTTACTTATTTCTCTAATAGCATCCTTTATTTCTTCCATGTCTTTAGTCATTTTGTCCATGTCCGTTTGAAGGTGTCTTATATCTGCGCTATGAGTAGCAAGCTCTCTTACTGTTTGCATAGCTGGGTCATCTTCTCTACGATGCTCCATGACTTAGCCGTATACTACAGTTACACCCAAAGGTGCTACAGTTCCGGGGACATAAAACATACCACTATTAAATAATATACCTTGTCCGGGCATTAGTATACTGCTTAAGTTAGAGTTTGTGCCTGTGTCTAGAGTT